ACGGACACATTTGTTAGATTGACATCAAAGTTTGTTGGATCTACTGACGATATAGCAGAAAAGATTTTTGAGCAGGTTGCAGCAGAAACACCAGTCGGTAAAACCAAGATTACTATTCAGGATAGACCACACACATCACAAAACTATGAGTTTATCGCAAACTTCTGGTCTCCTTTTAAGTGTCTGAATCACTTGGCGTCGAAAACTGTTGGTGCAGAATCTTCCAAATCAAATTTTAAGTTTTATGAAACAGTTGGTGGGTTTCATTTTACATCACCTGAACACCTCGTGAAGAAACAAAAAGAGTCTCGGGTTGTTTATGATGAGTACAATGTTCAACAAAGTCAAACAGCTGAGATAACCGAAGACAATAGATCTGGAAATTACAAATACATTTCTCCATTTATAAGTAGTCGATTCAACCAAGTTGAGAGCATATACTTTCCTACATTCAAGGATAATATCAAAGCACAAAACGATGGATACACCGCAAGTTCTATAGTCTCATACGATTTTACGACCAAGCGATTGGCGATTATGAAGTTCGATGCTCGACCAGAATCTGAGCAGTTTGCTGCTGAAGATAGAAGATATCTCAAAGAGACTTTCAAAGACTTCGAGACAATTTCAAATGTGAATCCAATTCCAGAGAATATGCTCGGTAATCCAGCAGCAAACAGAACTTTCTCACCAATGGCAACTTCTCCATTCGGCAGTAACTTCCACAGAGGTGTTGATCAGATAAGAAACACATTGATCAGAAGATACGGTGATGCAGAGTTTAATCAGCAAGTGATGGAGATTACAGTTCCAGGAAAGACTGATATCGAAACTGGTATGTTGCTCAGATTGATATACCCAAAGACTGTAGAAAAGGGTAATGAGCGAGTTGACCGTGAAGAACTTGAAGATCCGTATATGTCTGGTATTTTTCTGATCACTGGTATTCGCCACGATATTGCCAATGGACAACATAGCATGACTCTTTCTATTATGAAAGATAGTTTGGGAGACTTTTAATGATTTACGGTGAATTTACATGGTGGGTCGGCACAGTAGAAGACGTCAATGACCCTGAGAAGATCGGTCGATATAGAGTTCGAATCCTCGGGTATCACACAGAAGATAAATCTTCTCTTGCGACTGAGGATCTTCCTTGGGCGATGTGCGTACAACCGACTTCCTCTGCTGCAATCTCAGGTATAGGTGGAACAAATATCGGTCTTGTTGCTGGATCAACTGTTGTTGGTTTCTTCACTGACAGTAATGAAACTCAGCTACCAATAATCATGGGTTCTCTTGGCGGTGTTGACACGGTTAAAGGAAATGGAGAAACTGGATTCCAAGACCCATCTGCTACATATCCCCTCAATGGTCTTCGCGATCAAGACAAGGGTAGAAATTATGTAGGAGAGCCATCCCTTTCGAGGCTTGCACGAGGCGGTGTTACTTCTGAGAAACATATATCTCTTGCAGCCAAGCGAGCAATGCGAGTAACAGACCAACCATTTGCTCAGCCCAGCCCGATCGATGGAGAGAATGCTGCATTTCCTGAAATAAAGCCAGAGACTTGGAGCGAGCCACACCCGCAAGGTTCTGAAGAATCGAAGTCTCAATACCCATATAACAACGTCCACGAATATGAATCTGGGCACGTCCAAGAGTTTGACGATACTCCTGGATCTGAGAGAATTCATACCTATCACAAGTCTGGCTCGTTTGTAGAGTTTCAACCAGATGGGTCTCGCGTCCAAAAGATTGTTGGTGATGATTTTGAGATTGTTTACGGAAATAAAACACTACACGTTGAAGGCGACCTTACAATTAATGTGACTCGCGGTAATGTGAATATTAAAGTAGACAAAGGCGATGTTGTTGAAGATTATGCTGGAAGCATTTACTCAACTATTCGAGGCGGTCGTTATACCAAAGTGCAGGGTAACGATATGCTTGATGTCATCAGCGATCAGAAAATTAATATTAGTGGTAGTAGATATACAGTCATCAACTGTGCAACCTCAGCACCACCAATCACCATTCCGTTCATTGGTCAGATCCCAGCAGGTTCTGATGTGACTCTTGTCAAAGGCGCACAAGCAGTCACGGTTGCAAATAATGCAACATCACACATTGGCGGTAAAAACACTGTTACGAGTAAAGGTAAGACTCAATTCATTGTTGGTGTTATACCAAATCAGCAAGGTTTTGCTGTTACAACTCTGGGTAATATTGACTTGGCTGCAGGTTCGACCTCTGCAATCAGTACATCAGCAGGGCAGACGAATATTGCTTCCCTACTTAACACCAATATTGACACTGGTGGTTTGTTGACCATCACTACAATTGGTGTGATGGCTACGACTTCTGCAGCTGCAACATATAATCATGCTGCAACAACATTCACTACTGCGAATTATACGGTTGCGGCAACTGGTACAGCAACAATTGGTGCTTCGATGAAGGTCTCAATCGCTGGTTCATCTATCGGTTTGAATGACCCAGTAACCCCATAGGAGAGATAAATGAGTTGTGGAGCACCCCAAGCACTTACTGACCTTGTAGATGGCATCAATGGTGTTGTCGATACTGTAGAGTTGTCAGTTGCATCACTTCCGAAACGTATTGCCAGTATTCCTGGATATACGGAAATCACAATGGGCGTTCAGGTTGCACAAGACCTGAAGAAGATGAAGGAATTGCTTGACGACCCATTTGCTTTGGCTGAAGCAGCAATACCTTCATTGCCACAAGAGTTCCAAGACTTCATCGATAAAGGTAATCAGCTTGTCGGTGATACAATAGAATCAGCTGAACTCGTATCTGGGATGGCTGATAAGTATTCAGATATTGATATAGGCGATCCAGAGGAACTTTTGGATGCTCTGAATGGATTGGGAGATGATATTGACAAACTTTGTGAGATTATCCCAAACATCCAATCAAGATACGGTGAATTGGTAGAACTTGGTAAACCACTCACTGGCACTATAGAGAGACCAACCAATCCGATTGCTAAAATTGCTTCACCGTTTATCAAGAGATTCAATGAGGTGAAAGAGGAGTTTACGGACGGGTTTGATACTCCTTCTGAAGAGGAAAAGCCGAAAAGCTGGGATGATATTCATAATGATATGTCATCTGACTTTTTAGCACAATAGGGGTTATAAATAACGTATGGCTATCAACAACACACCGAAAAGAATTTATAAAGACATTGATATGTCATTCACTCCGAATGCACTGACGAAAGACGTTGGTAAAAAATTCGACGTCAATGCAGTAAAACAGGCGATAAAGAATGTGTTGCTCACTAAGAAAGGTGAAAAGCCATTCAATCCAAATTATGGTTCTGGGGTTTACGATCTTTTGTTTGAACCCATGGACTATTTTGTCTCTAGTATCATGCAGAAAGAAATAGAGACAACATTAGAAAATTATGAGCGGAGAGTTAAAGTCATTGATGTTATCTGCGAACCAAACTTTGATCTCAATCAGTATGAGATACGAGTAGAATTTTTTGTTGTTGGGATAAAAGAACCGCAAGTGTACACAAATATACTCGAGAGATTAAGATAATGCCAATAGCAGCGCACTTAGGGGATCTCACAACAAACGAACATGGATGCACAGTATCAGTTGCAATTGATAGTTCGACACACTTGGCAGCAAACACTTTACTTGCTGCAGGTGTTACCATTCAGGGAAGTCCTGCTGCAGTTGTTGGTAGTATACTTACAGACCATACTATATTAGTATCGGGGAGTTGTGTTGCACATGGTGGTGTTGGAAGTCAGAAAGTAACTTCTGGAAGCACAACTGTGACGGTCGGTGGAAAACCATTATCATATCAAGGCGCGGCAGTATCGTGTCCTGGACTTATAACTGGCGCGACAGGAACAGTCTCTGTCGGAGCATAAATAAAGAAAAAAGAGACCTAAAATGGCAGTAAGAAAACTAACAGAACTTGAATTTGATCAAATCAAAAACAACTTGAAGACTTTCTTGTCTGATCAGTCACAGTATTCTGATTATGACTTTGAGGCATCTGGTCTTTCTGTTTTGATTGATCTTCTGGCATATAACACTCAATACAATGCATTCTTGGCACATATGGTCGGCAACGAAGCATTCCTTGATTCTGCTGTGAAACGAAACTCAGTTGCCTCGATTGCAAAGACAATGGGATATACTGCAAGATCGGCACGTGCTTCAGCTGCTGTTGTGAATTTAACTATAACAAACATCCCAGCGTCATACACGAACGGGTCGTTTACATTGACCAAAGAGAAAGCATTTACTTCTTCTTCGGGTGGCAGAACATTTAAGTTTTATCCTGATAAGGATTACACAGTAACAAAGACAACTGTTTCTGGTGTGGATGGGTTTTATTTCACAAATGTTAGAATGGTCGAAGGGATTCGTGTAGACAATTCTGAAATTGTTGATGTCAACACCTTGTCTGGACCAGTACTGATGGCTAATCCAGATGTTGACACGACTACGTTGACCGTCAGTGTTCAAGAAAGTATAGCAGATACGTCATCAACAACATTCACTTTCTCAGATAATATTCTTGATGTTAAGTCTACCTCTAATGTATTCTTTGTCGAGGAATCTCTCAACGGTCAATATGAAGTTAGATTTGGTGATGGCGTTGTTGGTAAGAAGTTGTCTTCTGGTAATATTGTCAGATTGAATTATATTGCAGCATCTGGACCAGCAGCAAATGGAATCAAATCATTCACTCCTCCGAGTGTGTTTATTGGTTCAGGAGAAAGCATTTCCTTGTCATTGGTGTCAGAATCTTCTGGTGGTTCTTCTCAAGAAAGCGTTGACAGTATTCGGTTCAACGCTCCAAGGTTTAATGCTACTAAAAATAGAGCAGTGACAACCAATGATTATAGAGCACTAATTCTTTCAGCAAACCCAAATGTTAAGTCTGTTGCGGTTTGGGGTGGTGAAGATAATACTCCTCCGATTTATGGGAAAGTATTTATCTCTCTTCAGGCAAGACCAGGATTGGTTATCACGCAAGATGATAAAGATACCTTGCTCCGCGAGACTATCGTTCCAAGACAGCCTGTGTCAATAACCGCAGAGTTTGTGGATCCTGAATTTACATACATCGGATTGAATGTGGGCGTTCTCTATGATTCTAAAAACACCACGTTCACTGAAGGCGCACTGCAATCTGAAGTGAATGCTGAGTTGACAAATTATTTCGATACACAACTCAATTCTTTGGATAAGAACTTCTATTATTCAGTTCTTTCTTCAAGAATAGTGAATTTGTCTAAATCATTTATTGCGGTCAACTTAGAAATATCATTACAGAAAAGAGTTGTTCCTACGATTAATTCTATTGTTAGGTATGAACTTCCATTCAATAATAAGATTCAACCATATTCTGTGTCGAGTGTTTATTTTAATGCGCTAATAAACAGAGCGACATATTCAGTTTATATCACAGATGTCCCCGATGAAGGTGTTATCGCTCCCGCATATAGCGGAAAGGGTGTGATACAACTCAAAACTTCTGATAAGAATGTTATCGTTGATGCAAATGCAGGAACTATCGACTATGACACAGGATTGATTGTGTTAAATTCATTACAAATATCTTCTATTCAAGGTTCAACAACAACATTAAATGTTTCTTGTCAACCACACGAAAGTTCCAAAGATATTAAAACAGATATCCTACAAAGGACTTCTGACACAAGCGAAACAGGCGCGGCAGTTATCGCCAAACCATCTAAAAATTATATCTTGGCACAAAACACTTCTACTGCTGACATTCCAAATAATGTTAGAGCTGGAACAAAAGTAAGTCTAACTGCTAGAGTATCGGATAGTTAAATATGGCTAGATCAGCCCCAAAGTTTAAGAGATTTATTGAATCGATAACTATTACCAACGCAGGCGGTAACTATTCATCGATTCCATCAGAGACTGAGATTTTTATCTCTGCGCCTAAAGGATCTCCCGAGTCTGATCAAATACAAGCAGTCGCCACCGTAGATATTCAAAATGGTTCAGTCGCGGGAATCACAATGACTGAGGTGGGTGACGGCTATGGGAATGGTAATATTCTCCATCAGGTCTATATACGATCTGGTATCGGAATTGGGACTGCATCTCTAACAAATACCACGACTGCTGATAGTAGAAGGCAAGCTGGGTCATACCCAAACATTGCTATACAATCTATGAAAGCAGGCACAGGGGCATTTGCTAATGTTGTTGTTGACTCTAATGGTGCTGTCACTTCTGTAGATGTTATAACTTCTGGTTCTTCCTATATGGAAGGCGAAACTGTCACAATTACTGATACCTCTATCGGTGGTGTGGATAATGCTCCAGATATTACCCTCACGGTTGCTCAAAACATTGGTGGCGGTAGTGGTGCTATCCTGACGCCAGTTCTTCAGACGATTGCTCGCGCTCCTGGATATTATCACGACAGCATGCGCTACATCACCGACAGCCAGATTCCCGATTTTATCAGCGATGAATATCCAAATTTCGCCAGATTCATTAAAGATTATTATGCGTTTGAAGATCTCGGTCATGAGGAGTACCATGAGTTAAACATTACTAATGGTGAAGCATTATATAGTCCCACTCATCTTCTTCAAGAGATGATCGATAAGATAAATCTTGATCACAACGATCCCGATTTCTTAGAACCAATGCTGCAACAATATGCGATCGATTTCCCGCAGACTGCTTTGGTAGACAAAAGATTATTAATTAAAAACATTTCTCAATTTTTTGAAGCTAAAGGTTCAAGAAGAGGCGTTGAAGAATTCTTCAAGTTGATGTATAATGAGGATGTTGAAGTATTCCTCCCATCTGAGTTTATCCTTCGACCTTCTGATGGTATTTACAATAAAGAATTGACTATTAAGGCATATGCAAACACAGAAATATTCCCAGTACCAGATCCATTGTCTCTTCGGGGCAAGCGTGTTGATATACATTACTATGAATCCACAGCATCGATTACCGCAAGAAAGGTAATCAACACTTCTGTTACACGTGTGAAGCAGATTGCATACAGCGCACCTGAAGCATTTGAAATGACTCTCGACCTTCCTGGAGATACTATAATTCCAGGACAAGGTGTTGAGGGTGAATTGACTGCCATCATTGGTGGTAAGATTGCTACTGTTGGAACTATCGGTGCAGCCGATGCACTTAGAACGGCAGGAACTTATGCTGTAACAACATTTACGACAAGCGGAAACGGTACTGGTGCAGCATTTAGCGTTGTTATTAATGGTTCTGGTGCAGCCGCAGTTTCGGTCACCACAGTTGGCGATAATTATGCACCAGATGAAACTATTACAGTCCAAGACGCACAGCTTGGAAGTGGCGGTGGTGCTGCTCTGACTTTCAAGGTCGCAACTATCACAGAAGGTGAGATCTTCTCAGTAACGGTTTCTGATGGCGGTGCTGGTTATTCAGCCAACCCTTCTGTTATCGTGCAGCCAAATGCTGCTGATACAATTACCACGACTGCAGTTATTGATACCCGATTGACAAGCGGGTCGATTTCTAGTACAGTGTTTGTCAATGGCGTGAAAGGTGTTGGTTATAATAATGTCCCTAATCTAATTCTGAACACTGACCTTGTTAGATCTTGGGTTGGGCTTGAGGGCGTTCAAGACACGATTGATAATAAAACTGCATTCCTTACTCGTGTGCTCAATAGTGTCTCGCTAAAAACAAACTCAGGCACATCAAGTGGTGGGTTTGTTGTTGGTGAAACATTTAAAGTATCTGAGACTGGTGATATCCTCGGTGTGTATGCGATCGATTACTTTGGTGAAGATTATACAATCACTGGTATCGATAATAATGCACTTGTTAGAATTAAGACTCTGGATTCAAGTAATTATCCAAATGTTGTTGAGGTTATCTCAACTGGTACTGGTTTCCAAAGAGCCACATTCGATTTCGTTCTTCGTTCAGAAACGGCTGAAACGGCAACACTTACTTGCTCTACAGGTTTCTCTCATACATATCCAGGAAACTTCAAGAACTCTCGTGGATTCCTTTCTGACGCAAACAAGATTCAAGATAATGCAGTTTATCAGAACTTCTCGTATCAGGTTAAGACTTC